TGGTAGTAGGAAATGATCAGCCCGGCGGTCATGGATGCACTGAGCATGAACCCAGTGACAGCCATCAGGTCAATGAAAAACCGCATTGATGATTGCCTTTTCGTTGGCGTATGGCTCGACTGTAAGGAACTCGATGGCATCCTGCACATAGGGGATTAACCAGTCAGGTGGCCAGCAATACTCCCAATTGTCGGGGTTGGTTAGACAAGGAAAAACAACCACCCGCCAGAAGGCTGACAGGTAGTTGCTAACAACAATGGTTTGATCGAGGACCCGCCGAAGCGGGCCATGTTTACGATCAGAACTTGTACTTGACGCCAACCTTGGAGCCGTAGCTTTTGGTGTCGCCAGAGGCCATCGACAGCTCCCCGTACACGCCAAGCTTGTCGGTAGCGGCCACGGAGCCACCAATTTTGCCGGTCAGGATGGTTTCGCCATCAGCGTTATCGGGTTGGACGTAGCTGGGGCCAGCCTGAATGTAGAAACCAGCAAGGTCGTTGCCGCCTTCATAGCCAATGTGGAAATCGGTGGTGTGACCGCCAAAGTCACTGCCAGCCCAGCCAGCGTTGTTTTCGATATTGGCGTAGGGACCAGCAACAGCAGGCGCAGCCAGGGCCAAAGAGGCGATGACGGCGGAAGCAGCCTTAAGCATTGAAAAGTTGTTAAACAACATCCCGAAAAGTTTACCGGGGTTGCTAGGTGTTCGGTTTTGTATCTGGACCCTCAAATGGATCGTTCTGTCCACGGCAGATCGCAACTGCACGTGTATAGAAATAGCAGTCGGTTTTACCCGCTTCTTCCAGCGCTTTTTTGATTTTGCGCCAGTTGTCGCGGGTGTGCTGATCCACTTACCTGCCCTGACCGCGATACTTCTTCCTACCGTGGCTGGCTTTTGAGTGTTGACCCGCACCTTGACGGGTTTTCTTAGGCTTTCCAGGGCGGTGGTCAATCCGCCCCAGTGCCGTTTTGGACTTGACAGCCATTACCAGGGCAGACCAGTTGCCTTAGTTGGTGCTAGCTGCTCGTCGATACCTGCCTGCAGAGCAGCTTCGATTTCAGCAACTTTCTCGGCGCCGCCAAGCTTCTCTTGGACCCAGCCCAGAACAGTTTCCTTGGTCAAATCCGCGAACGGGATCATGTCAGCCTCGGACTCGGGAGCCTCAAGACCAATCGAACCGTAAGCGCCTTTGGAGATGTTCTCGCCTTCAGCGTTGACGGCGCTGCTGCGAGCGGTCACGGTGTAATGCACCGTATAAACGCAGTGGTCGCTGAGGCGACGCTCCATCTGGTTGACGTTCCAGGTGAAGGTGGTTGTAGGGGTAGCTTCGGGCATTGGAATAGCCGTTTCGTCAAAAGGTTAGTAGGAATGCAACCAGTTGAATAGGTCGGTTGCCCACCTGTTAATCAGCCAGCCTCCAGTGCTGCCACTTTGGCTTCAAGGGTTTCGATACGCTCCATTGCCTCTTGGAGTGCCTTCACCGCCTTAGTGAACAAGATGCTGGTTTTGACGGTTTTTGTAGTTGTGCCCAGGTCGCTCCCGTCAATATCCTCATCAGGATTTGTTTTGACCAATCCCGGCGAGACTTGTTCAACCTCCTGTGCAACGAAGCCAATCTTGGTATCAGTTGGATACCCACTCGCTTCGGTGAAATTAAACTTTCTAACCCGCAGAGCTTTAACGTCGTCCCACTGAGAAGCTGCATCAACAATGTTTTCTTTTAGTCGAGCATCGGAAAGTGCACTATAAGTACCGTTCGTATTGTAAATATCACCGTCGGATTCAATTTCGATTCGTCTTGTGCCGTTTATCTGGCAATCAAGGATTGGCGTACCATCTGCTGTATTACAGGCTCTGATAAGTACATAATCAGTGGCGCTTTCGCCATAGATAATCATGTAATTTTCTCTGCCACTCGAGAAAGTTGAGCCGTCAATAGTTCCCAGCCTTAACTGCTGAGTTCCATTTTGTCGGTGCATGGATACCGTGCCGACTGAGTCAATTCTCATATGCTCCGTCGGAGAAGTGCCTCCATTAGGCGTGGTGCTAAATATCAAGCGCCCCGGCATGTCGTTAGAGCCGGGTGCATCGTCTATTTCAACTTCAATTCCGGCCGCAATGTTATTGCAATCGGTATTATCGCCTCCGCGGAAATAAATAGAACCAACATTGTCGTTTTCCGCCACGAGGGTATTAGCGCCAACCGCAGTCCCTCTAGTTTTTCCTAAATTTATTGTCGGACCAAAAGCGTCGTTAGAGTTTCTAATGACACTCATGCCGCTGGTTGCGTTGCTAGTACCTTCAATTTGAAATTGTCTATCAGTACCAGTAGTTCTGCTGACATTTGTGCCAATTAAGAGGCGACCCGAGCTGTCGAAACGAGCAATTTCAGGTGCTGCAGTTGTTGTCTGATTGCTTGCTGTAAAAAAGCGAATTTCCGTTGCGGTATTTGCACTGCTAGTTGAAGTGTTTCCGCCGATTCTGAGGCTATTTGCAGTTGAACTAGATGCTGCGTGAATTAGCGCAAAAGGTTCTTCAGCCGTGTTGTAATGAAGGCAATTTATGCCCGCTCTTTTTGTGCTGGAATTAGTAGTGTTATCTGTAAGCAGAAGGTTTTCGTATGTACCAGTAATATTGCCAATACTGCGGATAACTCCGCTGCTATCAATCCGCATCCGCTCCCCAGCGGAATTACCGCCGTCCGGGGTGGTTCGGAAAACTAATGCGCTTGGTTTGTCATTAGTACCGTGCGCTCCATCAGATCGGCACTGAATTGCCGCACAAGTTTGATATGTACCGTTGCTGTCATTTCCTGAGAAAAGGATTTGACCAATAAGTTCATCACTGGTGATTGTAGTATCGTTTTTGGCAAGAACAAATCCTGCTCCACTCGCGTGCACTACCTGAAGAATTGCACTAGCACCTGCGTTTGCTGCACTGTTTGTGCCAACTAAGAGGCGACCCGAGCTGTCAATCCGCATCCGCTCGGTTGTGTTGCCATCGCCCTCTGCAGTAGTGCGAAATGCAAGCGCCCCAGGTATTGAATTTTCAGCAGGCGTACCATCTACTTCGCCAAGAATTTCCGCTGCACGGGACGCTAAGTCAGTCCCATCAGCGCCTTGAAAGAAAATTGAACCGAGTGCATCGTTATCCTGAACAATGTCAAAGTCACCAACGGCATCACCACGCGATCTTGCTAAATAAAATCCTGATCCGTTTGCATTTAAGTTGTTGTTGGAAACGACAAGAATACGAGCTGCCCCACTGCCTGTTCCTTCAAGCTGAATATCAGATTGCGCTAATTCAGTTCTGGCACTGTTAGACCCAACCAGCAGCCTGCCGCTTGAGTCGATGCGAAGTCGCTCCAGAGGGGTTGAGGATTCGGCATTTGTATCTGGAGCCGACAAATAAATCATGTCGCCATGATTATCGAGGCCTTGTGCAGATTGATACAACCAACCACCACCACTAATGCTTGTAGCGGGTGTCGTAAACGTCCCAGAAGTATCAACTTGAAGGTTTGCACCAAAAAGATGGCGCAAATCTGTACCTTCGTCAGGGGTAGAAAGAATAATCCGTGGTCTATTAAGTGCGCGGTTTGCGTTGAAAACAACGTTGCCCGAGCTATCAATCCGCATCCGCTCGGTTGGGTTTTCAGCGCCGTCGGCTGTAGTCCAAAACAGCATTCGCGTTGGGTTATCACCTGCTGCGTGAGTGCCGTCTGCTTCAACCTGAATCAAACCAAGATTTCTATAGGTATTTGACGTAGTGTCGTTACCCATAAATTTGATATAACCCAAGTCATTGCCTTCTGTGACACCGGTGTCGTTGCGGGCAAGAATCAAGCCGCCGCCACCTGTCCAAGCGGCTTGCAGTAGAGCTGTTCCAGTATCTGCAATATCCGTGTTCGTCCCAACCAGCAGCCTGCCGCTTGAGTCGATGCGGGCTTTTTCAGTTGCAGAACCGGCAAGTCCTGTCCCAAATGTCAACCCACCATTGCCATTAGTATCTAGGGTTTGACCTGCAATGTATGAGTGAACCCCAGATTGCGTAGAATCGGAAGTCAAAAATTCAATTCGCCCAGATTCTTGGGTTGCGCTAGAAGACGTATCTAAGTCAACAAACCGCAAGGTGTTGTTGTTGGTGCTTCCGTTGTTATTTCCAGCGACAACTAATTTTGTGTCAACACTCGCCGTGCCCACCCCGACGCGATCATTAGTTGCATCGACGTGCAACACATTGGTGTCAACAGTTAGATTTTGAGCGCCAAAGTCTGCGCTGATCTTCGTACCAGCAATCGCAGCGCTCGCACTGACATGCACGTTGTCGATAGACCCGTCAACGTAATGCTCGGAATCAATTGAGTCGTCAGCGATCTTGCTTCCGTTAATCGCATCCGCACCAATGGCATCAGCAGTCAGTGCGGTGCCGTTCCACACGCCGGTTGTAATCGTCCCAACGCTGGTCAGGCTGGAATTGGTAACGCCAGCGCCAAGTTCAGTCGCACTTAAAACAGCACTGCCAGCAATCTTGTAGGTTTTACCGCTAGCAAGGTCAACGTTTTCGCTGCTAGTCCAGCTGTCGGTGCTATCGACCCAGTTGATCGTCTTATCAGTGGCGCCCTTCAGCGTGATGCCGCCACCGTCAGCCGTTGTGTCACTAGGCGTATCAACCACGCCCAGCTCAATATTTTTGTCTTCAACAGTCAGCGTGGTGCTGTCAATGGTCGTCGTAGTGCCATTGACGGTTAGCGACCCAGAAATGGTCACATCACCGTTGTCATCAATCAGGATGCGCTCGACGCCACCAGTTGCAAACGCCAGCTGATCTGACGCATTCCGGTACATCCCGGTATCTTCGTCAACCGCAAACGCAACGCCAGGAAGAGCCGCCGTACCAGCAAAGGCACTCTTCATCAGGTTGCCGATACTGACCTTTTTGGTCTCGTCCTCGGCTACATCGACGATGGGCAGAACATCAGTGCTGTTCGGATCTGCAAAGTTGTTGAGATCCGTGATCTTGATGTTGGCCATCGAAGCTGCTCCAGTACTGGAATCTTAGTTGTGGCTTAGGTCTTGATACAAGCCAGCAATGCCACGTTTCGGGGACGGTTTTCTGTGCCGCTGTTGTTGTTGATCGAGATGCCCGTGGTGGCGGTGCTAGTTGTCCTGTCGCTGGCAGAACCACCAGCGGGAACGGGACCACCGCCTGCGGCTGAGTTGTCGTTAGACCCTTGGACATTGCTAACGGTGTGATTGTGACCTGGGTCGTTGATCCCGTGATTGTGCGGTCCAATCATCTCCGACTGAGATGACCCCATCGAGCGACCACTATCGATCCCACGGCCGTCATCAAAACCACGGATAAATTCGCCCCGCAGGTCAGGGACGTTAAACGTGGTCGATCCATCACCGCCGCCATACAGTGTGCCAATGGCAGCAAACAACGTGGCGTAAGTGGTGCGGCTAACTGCAGCACCGTTTGCTTTCAAATAACCAGTCGGTGCAGTCGTCCGAGCCGAGTAAATGATCGTTCCAGCAGGAGTCAGATCCGTTGCTGATGGAATGCCTGCAATCTCGTCGTCAACGTATTTCTTGGTCGCTGCATGAAGATTCGCTGTTGGGGCTGCATCTAAGGTCAGCGTCCCAGTCATCGTCCCACCGGCAAGCGGCAGGTAAGTAGCCGAAGCGGTGGTAATCCGCAGATACCGTGCATCGCCATCGGCTTGGGTGATTCCAAGCGGGTCAACGCGGACAAAACTGGTGCCGTCGTAGACCTTCAGCTCATCAGGGGTCTGACTGGTATCAAGCCACAGCTGTCCCAGCACAGGGCTGCTCGGTGCCGTACCACTTGGATTAGTAATAACTGCCGAGCTAGGCAGGAAGCTAACCAGCGAAAAACTGGCGCCGTTATAGATCTTCAGCTCAGGCGGGTTGTTGGACGTATCGACCCACAGCTGACCGTTGGCTGGTGATGTTGGAACGTCTGACCCTCGCGTGGTTCCAAACTGGACCATCTCCAAGCCCAAGTTTTCTGCCGTGATCCGCTTGGTCTCGGTATCACTAACGTCAACAAAGACCAGCAGGTCATTTTCGACCAGAGTCTCTGATGCTGTTAGCTGAGATATGCGACGGTCAGCCATCAGTAGCCAATCACTGTGATGTCAACCAGACCGGTTACACCAGATCCGCTGGCATCGAGACAACTTATCGTAACTGAGGTCGTGGATTTAGCCGTGACCACAGCAGTCACCGCAGTTGAACCACCTGTTTGAAGCGCAGTAATCTGCACGCTTTCAACACTGCGGAAGGTCTTGTCCAAGCTGACCTCCGTTCCAGCGCTGCTGATCGAAACGTCGTTCTGTTTCTCGATCACATCGGGGTAGTCCAGCTGGGCGGTCAGCGCAGTGATGTTGCCGGCGGTGATGCCATCAGGTGACTTGAAGGTGGTCTCTACGCGGTACACGTCACCAAGCAGTCTTTCGTATGGGGCGTAAGGGTGAACAATGCCACCCTCTGCCAACTCGGTGTCGCTGTAGAACCGCTGTTCAGCCAAGATGCCAAACGCTGCGCCCCGAACTGCATACGTTCCAGTGGCAGTGCCGCTAAGCGTGATAGCGGTGCCGCCTTGTGTGGCAGCAACTCGGAAGACCGTGGTGGTCAGGTCAGTTGAGACAACGTGGTAGGTCGTACCAGTTGAAATGCCAGTTGGCAGGCTGCCGCTCACCTCAACAAACTCCAACGTGTCGTTGACTTCAAGCAGGTGCGGAATGGTGGTGCTGTTCCGCTGAAGCTGGAAGCTGCTAGTGCCAACGTCGATCACCACAGGAGTGTCCTCCTGCAGCAACTTGTCATCGTCGTTGGTGCCGTCAGGATCCTGCACCAGCACGGTGTCCGCACCAGTCAAAGCAACCAATTTGTGCTGGTACGTTGCCGTTGCAGTGGTGCTCAGTAGCAGGTTGCTTTCGGCTTCGTTGTTGTCGAAGTTCCAGGTGAAAATGCTGTCCCGACCTGCGTCGGTTTGAACTAGATCGCCGCTGCCATCGACTTCGCAGTTGATGTAGTTGCCGACCCAGCCGCCGTCGCCTTGAGTTCTGGCATTGATCGTTGCAACCGCGTTGCTGATCGGTGGGGCGCCGATGTTGACCAACACAAAAGCAGGAAGGTCAGAGCGCCAGTTGGTCGCATCAACCGACTTGACCATCACCACCCAGGTGTCGGCATCAAACAAGCTGGTCTCAAACCATTGCTGATTTGCGTTCAAGCCGCCGGATGCCAGTTCAAGTCCAGCGCCCCAGCTGGCAGACAAGTTCAGACGAGTGGCAAGCGCTGCCGGACCTGAAACGCGATAGTTGCCGGTCGCCGTACCAGTGAAGTTAATCGCGGCGCCGCCTGCGGTTGCTGCAACCTTGAACTCAACGCTGTTGAATCCGTCAGCTGCGACGAAATAGGTGGTACCAGCTGTGATGCCCGTGGGCAGCGTTCCACTGTCAGCAGCAAAGACGATTTCTTGTCCAACTGTCAGCAGGTGTTGGTTGGTCTTGATGCCGATAACCGTTGAAGTTTTGACCGTGATGATGTCGGTGTCAACGTCAAACTCGACGATGTTGTTGGCAAGTTGACCGCGCTTAAAGCGGACTTCATAGCCAACAATGTCGCTGACAACTTTTTGATCCCAGCTGCCGTATTCACTCAGCGGCAGTTGCCAACTAAAGCGCTTGCCTGCACGGTTGGCGCTTTCAACGACGCTGAAATTGTTGGGTGCAGGAGGTGCAATCTCGCCACGCTCCACCACGTCGTAGATGTAATCGTCAGGTTGCTCACCAAAAATTGCACTGGTGAAGCTGACTCGGATGTCGTAGGTATCCGGCGCGTGGAACGCAATCGTGTAATAACCCGTTAGCGGGATGTCAGCCAGGAAGTAATACCCGTCATTGCCGGGTGTCTTAACGCCAGGGATTTCACCGCCTTTCAGGTTGCGAGGCTTAGCCCAGCATCTGAAACCGGTTATGCGCGGCAGGATCGGACACGTTCCAGGATCAACAATCAGCAGCTGGGTACCGTCAGGCTGGTTGGCGTGCGTGACGGTGGCGTTGAACTCAGCAGCGCTCAGATCTGGAATTGGGTCAAAGGCGGAAACGCTGACGGCTGAAAACTCGCTTTGACGGCTCAGGCGGTCAAACGTCGCAGCCCGGAACTCGTAGGTGTCGC